GCCTCGGAAGCGTCCATGCCGAAGGCGTTCATGACGGAGGATACATTGTCGATAGATGTCGAAACATCGGTATCATTGAGCTGGGCAAACTTGATGAATTTTGCCGAGAGGTCATCCAGCGCCTGCCCGGTCAGGCCGAAACGGGTGTTGACCTCGCCGACAGCAGCACCGGCAGTTTCGAAGTCCGTCGGTATCTCTGTGGCGAGGTCTTTTACGATCTGGCACATGTCCTCCAGCTCATCGCCGGTAGCGCCCGTTTTCTGTGCAACGATGTCGAGGCCAGCGTCCACCTCGTTAAAGGCAGCAATGGAGGCAGCGCCGATGGCGACTATGGGAGCCGTGACATGTGTCGAGAGACTTGTACCGACATCAGATATTTTCCCGCCGACCTCTTGCAGCTTGGTGCCGGTTGCCTTGAGTGTCGCGGTGATTGAAGTATCAGTATTTTTACACTGCTGTTCGAGGCTTCTGAGCTCGTTTTCTGTCTCTATGATCTCACGCTGCCATGCATCATATTGCTGCTGGGTGACGGTACCGTTTTTTAGTCCAGCATCCATCTGGTCTTGCACGGACTTCAGCTGTGTGAGCTTTTCCTTCGTTTCGGAGACTGCCTGTTGTAGGAGCTTCTGTTTCTGTTCGAGCAGCGTGGTATTTGTCGGGTCGAGCTTCAGGAGCTTGTTGACATCCTTCAGCTGCGACTGTGTTGATTTGATTTCCTTGTTTACACCGGATAGGGCTTTGGAAAGGCCGGTCGTATCGCCGCCGATTTCCACGGTTATGCCTTTTATTCTGTCAGCCATGCGATGACCTCCTTCCTGTTAAAATCGATCCATCTGCTCCTGTGTCGCGAGCGCAGGATAGTTGAAATCGTCGTTGCTCATTTCTGCATACATGTCATTGACAGTCCCGATAGTGAGCAGGTCGAGCTCCGAGATGGAAAGCCCGATCTGCACACACCGGAGTAAAAAGAGCGGGGTTGTCATTTCCCGCTCTGTCGGATGATGTTTTTTTTAGATTCCACCTGCTGTTCCACATTCAGTCCCCACAGTTCGATGATCTGGGGCAGGATTTCATAGATGGAGAAGGTGTTGAACTGGTCGAGCCAGTCCTCCGGAGTATCCGGGACATCAGGATTCTGATGCTTTGCCATCAGCCATGCGATGTTCTCAAAAAGTTCCAGACTGAAAGTGTCCAGATTGGAGCTTTCTGCATCGTTTTCATCGATGCCTTTCTGTAGCTCGTTTAAATCCTTGTATATGTCCCTGTGGAACTTGTTTCTGTATAGGCGAGGAATGGCGGCAGAGGCGCGGAATTGTACCTCCTTGCCGTCAACCTCGATTGTTTTTGTTACAGCCATATTGCGCCTCCTTACTCACCGTCGTCACCGTTGCTTACCGAAGCACTCGGCTCATATACAGCGTTGTACCATGCGTCGTAAACAGTGCTTGTAGTGTTCGTGCCGGTTTTGACCTTCACAATGCCGGAAGGGAGCGGAGAAGCCGTAATGGAGAGCGTCTCTGTCTGCACCTCAGTAGAGTCCTCCTTGGTGCTGCCGGTGACGGAAGGGCGGGTCGCGCTGCAGTAATACATGCAGTGACGGATCTTTCTCTGATCGCCGGAGAACTCGAAAAGCAGAGCAAAATGCTCCGGCTCCACGTCCTTGTTCTCCACAATGACACCGTTGGCATCTTCGGTCTCGTGCATGACGTCCGTGAGAAAGCTCTCCGGAATCAGCGCCAGTTCAAAGTCGCCGGAATAGCCGTTGTTGTTTGAAACCATGTAATATACGGAGTCGTCCGCATAGAATGGATCATTATCTCCCTCAGCATCCAGCGAAAGGGATACGGCACCGGGCATTGCTACGGGTGTACCAAAGGTGACAGTGCCGTCAGCGGCAAGCGTAGCAATGGCGTAGTGGCAGTTTTTAAGGCCGAACTTGACCTTGTTACTCGTGTTAGGCATAGTTTTTAACCTCCTATGATCTGTGTTTGATATAAGACCTCGTACAGCTTCTCCGACTCGATCCATACCTCAGATTTCTCATAAGGCAGGTCGTGGGCGATTAAGATGTCCTCGATCTGGGTTTCTGTTTCCGGGTCTTTTACGTCCGTGTATAATTCGATGTTCAGCTCATCAATTTTCTTGAACACCGTGTCATCCGCGAACATATTGTCAGAGCCCGGATATAGAAAAACGAGGAAGGGCGGGTCTGGTGACTCGCCTTCGGCAAAGTGGTCGTAGGCAAGCGGCAGACCGGCTTCCTCTAACATGGTGATTACATCGTCGTATGTCATGATCCACCTCCCAGTTTCTGCTTGATGGTATTGACGAGCTTTTCGTTTCCGCGCTCCTCGGCTGTGGCGATATGAGGCTGCGCCGGAACACGTCCGCCGCCACGTTTCACATGCCCGTGCTCCAGAAGGTGTGCCAGCTGATAGCGGTTTTTCGAATGCACCACGAGGCCAATGCTCTGTGAATCCTCATGCATATTCTTGACCGACCAGCTTTTCTTGTATTTGCCGGTATCGACCGGAGCGCCAGTCTGAATATCCTTGCGGACGGAAGCGGCAGTCTCTTTCACTGCAGCCTTCAGGTCATCTGTAGCGAGCTTTGAATATTTTTCGAGTTCCTCCATAATGGCGTCGCCCATCTCGCTTATTGATACATTTCTACTCATGCGTTCTTCTCCAGCTTGCAGTTGAATTTCAGGCTGTTATGCTTATAGCCCATCGGATTCACATAGGTGATGTTGTAGGTGCGGCCTTCCGCGATGATCCGGTATTTTGTCGATTCCACATCCGCAAGCTCAGAGCAGTAGCGGCAGGTGAAGTCCAGCGATTCCTCCGGATTGATGACTACACCGGAAGATTCGGAACCGGAGCTCGTGCCGACAGTCGCCCAGCAGGAAAAATAATCCGCCCAGCCGGTTTTGTGGTTTCCGTATTTGTCGACGATGACCGTATTTTTCTGGAAGGTGACTCGCACCCTCATAGCTGCTATATTCATGAAAACGCTCCTTCCCGTATTGCAAAAAGAAGAGAGCGCAGTGTCATGGTAAGAGCATGGTGGTCGGCTTCCTCCCTATGCTCAAAGAGATAGGCACAGGTATAGAGGATAGCGACCTTCATGGTTTCACGGATTGCAGACAGCTCCGCCTCGGTATATTCATCAGAAGAAGCGGCATCGGAGTCGATCACTTCCCACTGATTATCCGTAAGTCTTGCAATATCAATACATAAGCGAATTGCGGAGGCCAAGAGGATACCGACCGTGGCATCCTCATCCGACGAATCTACGCGCAGATAGGCCTTCGCATCTTCAGTTGAAATCAAAGCCACGGTCGTTCACCTCCCTGTCTTAAGAACCGGAAGTTGCCTTCATGTCGAGAATCTTGATGCCTTCGGAAAGGATCAGCTTGCCATCAACACGCTCCGTGCAGGTAAAGCCGACCTGACCGTTGGTAGCGTAAAGCTCGTTGAGACGCTTGATCGTGCGACCGGCTCTATCAGCGATCCAGTAGCAGGAGAAGTCGCCGAATGCGATGGCTCTTGCGCCTGCGGCCATTGTAGGTACCTTCGGAGAGGTGTAGAGCGGATAGCCAAGCAGTCTGTCGGGCTCTCCGGCAGTAAGTGCAGGCTGCCATACATAGACGCCGTTCAGATCCTTGAGCTTTCTGATAGCTGCGACAGTGGCATCGTTCATGAGGAACTTCGCCTTGCTGCGATAAGGAGCCTTGAGAGAGTACACAAGGCTGATCAGCTCATCGGCGGTAATTGCCGTAGCGGAAGCTGCGGTAACGCCGGAAGGAGCACCACCAGCGGCAGAAGGGATGAACAGGCCAGTAGGTCTGTCGATAGCCGTCTGGCCGGTCTGCACAGCACCGTTGATGAAGGCATCCTCTTCAGCTTCACCGAAGGCGCGACCGAATTCCTCAGAGATGTAGCCCTCAATATCAAAGAAGCTGTCGGAAAGCAGCTCGTCGGACACCTTGATGAGGTCAGTCAGCTTGAAAGCGTCAATGCTGGTCTGAGCGAAGGTCGGATTGCTCTCGGTGTAGGCACCGTTCTCGGCAGTCCACGCCGCCTGCGTGTGGCCATTTGCCACAGGGATCTTGCGTTCGTTCTGTGTGGTAATGACCTTGCAGCCGATAGTACGCATGATGTTGTTTTCATTAAGCGCCTGAACAAGGGTGTGCTCGAATTCAATCGGAACAAGGTATCCGCCGTTTGCATCGGTTCCTTCCTCAAGTACATCGCGGATTGCAGGATTGCCGGGATGACGGATGTTGTCCCAGAAGGCCTTCTTGTAGGCTGCAGAAGCTCTGCCGGGCTTATCCTCCGGTTCATCCTTTACACCGGGCTTTCCGGTGAGCGGAGTAGAAGTCGGTGCACTCATCATCTTGTCGATCTGCTCCTGACGCTGCAGGCGCTCGATATCCTTGGTGAGGTCGGTGACTTCCTTTTCCATCTTGTCGTAGGTTGCGGCATCCTCCGCAGAAACCATGCCGCCGTTCTGAGAGTGGCTATTAAGAAACGCCTTAGCGGCCTCCCATGCCTTCGCTCTCTTGTCCATGAGTTCCATAATCTGAGTCATAGTAAAATTCCTCCTTTAATGTGCGAGAAGCGAAAGGCGCTTCTCAAGATCGGTTACTGGTACCATGTGTTTATTTGCTTCCGGCTTCTTCTTAGGAATCAGTCGGGAAAGCAGCGAATCAGTGACAGCCTTGCGGGAGAAAAGCATCTCCGCGTCAGCCGTATCCTCCGGGACAGATTTCTCACCATCCCTGAACAGAATCTCGTCAGCAAAGCCGAGCTTCACGGCCTCCTTGGCGTTCATCCATGTCTCAGCATCCATGAGCTGTGAAATCTTGTGGCGGGAAAGCCCGGACTTGATTTCGTAGGCATTCATAATGGATTCCTTGACTTCGTTTAACATGTCGATGGCTTTCTGCATTTCCTCGGTATCACCGATGGCGATGGTCGCAGGGTTGTGTACCATCATCATGGCCACGGGGCTCATGCAGACCTTTGTTCCGGCCATAGCAATAACAGATGCCGCCGAAGCAGCAAGAGCGTCAATCTTGACCGTCACATCATGCGGGTAATCCATCAGCATGTTGTAGATCTGCGCAGCAGCAAAAACATCACCGCCCGGAGAGTTGATCCAGAGGGTGATGTTTCCATCGCCTGCATGCAGTTCATCACTAAATAGCTTGGGTGTTACTTCGTCGCCGAACCATGTCTCATCGGAAATTTCCCCGTCGAGGTAGAGTGTTCGGTCGGAGCCAAAACTGTCCGGCTCCTCGTTTCGCACCCAGTTCCAAAACTTTCTGGTCATAGTGCCTCCTTCTTTCTGAACCGGGTGCGCCCGTCTTCGGGTTCCGGTTCGGTTTGTGTTTCCTTCGTTTCATCAGCTTCCTCCTGCGTCTGTGCCGAGACCGCAAAAATGCCTGCGTCCTTGAGCTTGGTCATATTGCCATTGATCAGGTACAGGTCGCCGCCTTCCTCCTCCGGAATACGGTCGAGGTTTTCAAGCTCCCTAATATCGTTAGCGGACATCCAGCCATTCTGACGTCCGACCGCATAACCGTTCATGCGGCTCTGGTAGTCGCCTCTGAGAAGCCCGTCCACATTGAACTTAAAGAAGTATTCCTTCTTTTCATCCAGAGAGAGCAGGGCTCTCTGCATGGACTGTTCCCAGCGGCATACCCACGGGTCGAGCGTGTATTTTACGAATTCCAGCGACTGTTGCTCGATATTTGAGAAGCTCGATTTCTCAAGGTCGCCGATCATGTGAGGCGGGATGCGGAAGATACGTGCGATCTCATTGATCTGGAACTTCCTTGTCTCCAAAAACTGCGCCTGTTCCGGTGAGATGGAGATAGGCGTATATTTCATGTAGAGTAGGCAAGTGCCGCCGTGCATTGTTTCCAATGTCGGTTTGCACAAGCCTCTCCCCAAACCGTGCTTACACCTCTCGATGTACACGGCTTTCCATTTACACTATGACGAATGATGGATTTTCTTATGGCATTCTTTACAAACAACAAGTGTTTTCCGCTTTCTTGCAATCATCGCCATTTCCCATTGCTCCTTACCTTTGAGGTTTTTCATCTTGTTGATGTGATGAATTTCAAAAGCAATGCCATCACCTTCCGCACCGCATAATTCACATTTACAAGCCTTCAACCTGGCTTCAAGAGAATTTCTTGTGTTGAAATGGATATGGTTCTTCACCGTATCAATGCTTGGTTCGTCAAAGACAGTTCCTCGTTTGAAGTCCGAGAATTTCACAATCATCATGCGCTTTTTCTCTTTCTTCGTTTTATAAGGAATGCCCCACGACTTTCCGCACTTGAATATCCTCTTTATGCCTGATATTCTGGTTTTATGTTTCTTAGCAAGTGTTTTCAGACAGCTGTATTCCATCAGATAAACGAAATACGTCAGCTTTGAGAAATTACTGGCTATGCAGTAATAATTACAGATTCCACGAGTCTGCGAGTTATAGGTATCTACAATTTCAAGGTCAGTAAGACCCGCCATTGAGTTTCTTTGCCATGGGATGAGTTTGTCGTCCTTACCTTGAATGACAATCTCACGGTCGTACATGAACTTCTCAATCCGCTCCATGGGAATAAGCAATTCCACAGAGTTATTAAGCGTCCGCTGTAAAACCCCATTGGTTTTCCTTTTGGATTCCTGACATCTGCGCACGTTGATGTCATATCCGAGAAAATGAGCATTGCCGGAACTGTGCGTGATTTTTGTTTTCTCGTCAGACAATTCCAGTTTTAATCTTGTTGCCACAAACAACGTAAGCTCCTGCTTTATACGCTCCGCATCCTCACGGCTTCCGCTGACACCGATAATAAAATCATCAGCATAGCGTACATAGGCGATTTTCTTGTCGGAAGCGTCCTTGTATGGCAATCTGCGCTTTTCCACTTCAAGCTTATGAATCTGTTTTAACAGTTCTTTCTTTTCCGCTTCATCAACGCATTCGCCGTAACGCTTTTGCAATTTGACAATTCCTCTCACCTTTTTGCCGTATGCAGGTGTATAGGCATAATCAGCAGGCGCATTAAATTCTTTCTGCATGGCTTCTACTTTCTTGTCCAACTCATGCAGATATATATTTGCAAGAATCGGGGAAAGAATGCCGCCCTGCGGAGTTCCGCTGTATGTCTTGTGGTACTCCCAATTTTCCATGTAGCCCGCTTTCAGAAACTTTCCTATCAGATTTATGAACTTGCTGTCCTTAATCTTCTCAGAAAGCAGATTCAGCAGAACCGTGTGGTCAATGTTGTCAAAGCATCCCTTAATGTCTCCCTCGACAAACCATTTCGTACTGCGGAAAGAACGGCTGATTTCTTTCAGCGCTGAGTGACAGCTTCTATTCGGTCTGAATCCGTGCGAATGAGTACTGAAAACAGGCTCATAGATTACTTCAAGTATCTGCCGTATCGCATCCTGTATCAGTTTGTCTCTGAATGACGGAATACCTAATGGACGCATTTTTCCGTTGCGCTTAGGAATGTAGACACGTTTTACCGCTTTTGGCTCATAGGTTTGGTTTTTCAGTTCATCAATAATCTGATTCACATATTCCTTTCCAAAACCGTCAGCCGTATCATTGTCCACACCCTCAGTTCCTGCGCCCTTGTTTGCGTAAAGGTTCTTGTATGCGGTCATGTAAATATCCTCTCGCAAAAGATACCTATAGAGCCGCGTGTAGATACCGTCTGAATGCTCTTCAGAATTTCTGTACATTCGTTCTAAAATTTCAGATGTTGGTTTCATTGAGGTTTCTCCTCCCTTTCACCTTTCCTTTTAGAGTTGCATAAGCTGCGTTCCTTCGCCATGTAAGAGCTATTAACTCTCTCGGACTACTACGAACGCTCCGTACCCATGGGCGGTATTCAAGTCCTATAGACTATAGCCTTTCGGCATCCGCCTTTAGGGTATCCCCAGTTAGCGTCATTGCTTGGTATGCTCGAATTATCGGTTCCGCTTTAGACTCTTTAACACAGGTTCTCCTGCTCGTGCCGTGACATTCGCAATCATGCCGCCTTTGAAGGATGTAAAGACAGTCAGTCACGGAATGGGTAACAGGCTAATTTCCCAATTCCCCTCGGAAATGGACACTCAAGTCTCACGTTCAGTAGATACCTTAAACCTCATATCCGATTGTTGTGGCGGTTCAGTCGTACCCTTTAGCCTTTGAGTAACTTACCGCTTTCCTGTCGTGCTATGTTCCCGTATCAGCTTTCACTTTGCGGTAAGACAGGTCAACTCACCCATGATTGTGGGTGGTAGTACCAAACACTACTATCAATGACGCCCATCTGGGCGCACGCCTTCTTCCAGCACGGCCACCTTGCCAGCATTGCTGCTGCCTCCAAACTGGGACTGCCAGGCTTCCCGGACCCGCTGAGGATCCTTGATGGTCCCTGGATGTTCCAGGACGCCACTGGGAGAAGCCCCGTTGGCAAAGAACTTGGCCCCAAATTCCTCACAGGCGATGGCCATGCCGATGGCGTTCTTGGCCATGGCAATGGGAGAATAGCCTACAAGGCCGTCAAAGCCAAGGCCGGGAACATGCAGTACGTCGGACGGCTGGAGCCTCACACGACTGCCGTTCATCGTGTGCGCTTCGTCCTGCGATGTTTGGTATTCGTAATAAAGCTCTCCGTTTTCATCACGGTTGACCGTCATACGATTTGGCATCAAAGGATAGAGCGCGACCACTTCACCTTTGCCGTTCCGAATGATCTGCGCGTAGGCGTTTCCCCACAGGAGTAGGTGCGTCATCAATGTTTCCCGGAATACAAAGGATGTCATTTCCGGATTTGGCTCATCGTGAAGCAGGAAGTATAGCGGATGATTTATCGCTTTTTCCTTGCTGCCGCCTTCGCCGTATCGATAGAGGTGTATCGGCAGGCCTGCAATTGCCTCGGACAGAATCCTCACGCAGGAGTAGACCGCCGTCATCTGCATGGCGGAGCGCTCCGTTACAGCCTTGCCGGAGGTCGTCCCGCCGAAGAAGAAGCGGTAGGAGCTTCCGGTTGTTGAATTGGTAGGCTTATCTCTTGAACGAAACAGTCCTGAAAATATGCTCATATTGATCACCTGCCTTTCAGATAAATAAAATGCCTCTGTCGTCATAGACAGAAGCACCGTTGTCATTGCCGCAGCGGATCGCACGGTCAAGCGCCATGATGGTGGCGATGGCTCCGTCGATCTTCTCTGTAGATTTTTCCTTGTCAGCCTTGATATTTCCGGCTGGGTCAGTACGGATGAAGATGTTATCCATATTCCAGCGGAGAATAGGATGACCGCCGTGGGCGAGCTTTTGCTCAAGTGTCAGCTTCATGAGCTCCTTTGTGGGCGGGCTCATATCCTTAAAGCCCTGTCCGAAGGGCACGACAGTAAAGCCCATGTTCTCCAAGTTCTGAACCATCTGGACTGCTCCCCAGCGGTCGAAAGCTATTTCGCGAATATTGAAGCGCTCGCCGAGGCGTTCAATGAATTTCTCGATATAACCATAATGGATGACGTTGCCTTCGGTAGTCTGCAGCACGCCTTCCTTCTCCCAAGTATCGTAGGGCACATGATCGCGTCTCACGCGAAGATCCAGCGTATCCTCTGGCACCCAGAAGTACGGGAGGATCACATACTTGTCGTCTTCATCCCGTGGCGGGAATACCAGCACAAAAGATGTAATATCCGTAGTGGAGGACAGGTCAAGACCGCCATAGCAGACACGTCCTTCGAGGTCATCCTCATTGACCGGAAAGGCGCAGGCGTCCCATTTATCCATTGGCATCCAGCGTACAGCCTGCTTTACCCATTGATTAAGGCGCAGCTGCCTGAAGGAATTCTCTTCACCGGGGTTTTGCTTTGCCGATTCGCAGGCCGCTTCTACCTTGTCAATGCCGACCGTGATACCGAGAGAGGGATTTGCCTTTTTCCACACCTCCGGATCAGTCCAGTCCTCATCAGGTTCCGCGCCGTAAATGACCGGATAAAAGGTTGGATCGACCTTCCTGCCGTCGAGGATGTCCTGCGCTTTCTGGTGGACTTCATAGCAGATGGTGTTTGTGTCATTCCCTGCAGTGGTAATCAGGAAATACAGCGGCTGCATTCTGGCATCACCGGAGCCCTTTGTCATTACATCAAAGAGTTTCCGGTTCGGTTGGGTGTGCAGCTCATCGAATACCACGCCGTGGATATTAAAGCCGTGCTTACTGTAGGCCTCAGCGGAGAGCACCTGATAGAAGCTGTTGGTAGGCTCATAGATGATCCGTTTCTGGGAGGCCAGTATTTTGACGCGCCGATTAAGCGCCGGGCACATCCTTACCATATCCGCAGCAACATCAAAAACGATGGTGGCCTGCTGTCTATCGGCAGCGCAGCCGTAGACTTCGGCGCGTTCCTCACCGTCACCGCAGCAAAGAAGCAGGGCGACCGCGGCAGCCAGCTCTGACTTTCCCATCTTCTTTGGAATTTCGATGTAGGCCGTATTGAACTGACGGTAACCGTTCGGCTTCAGGACACCGAACAGGTCGCGGATGATTCGTTCCTGCCAGTCGATGAGCTCGAAGGGTTTTCCTGCCCATGTGCCTTTGGTGTGGGTGAGCTGCTCGATGAACATCACAGCGAAGTCCGCCATCTGCTTGCTGTAGTGAGAAGTCTCTGCCATGAAGCGGGTCGGCTTATAGTTTTTCAGTTTTCGCATTGGCACGGTGGCCGCCTCCTTTCAGGGCAAAATAAAAGACCGC